ACGTACAAGTTCTTCTTCGACAATCTGCACGTCATTCTGTGCTAGATACATAGCATCTGCTTCCGTGATACCTTCAGTATGAACAATAGCCATATTAGGTATGTCCATCCATTCCAGTTCTTCTTTAGTGATGCCACGGTCTTCTAGGTTACGTCCGATACCAATAGTATCAATTCCAAGTGTATCTTGATATACCTGAAGGCGTAAACCTTCATGTGTAATTAGTTTTTGTATAAAGTCTTCTTTACGATACTTCATTTCTCATGTCCCATCCATACCGCAAACGCACCCGTCATTGCTCCCGTCACTACACTGACAAGTGCTGACTGCTGTGTTGTCGGGTCGGGTAGTGTCATAAACCACTCTACTACTCTCCACGCTGATAGCGACATCATTATCATCATTAGACGAGGAAGTATCTTCCACGCCAGTATTCTTTCCATTGCTACTTTCACGATTCTTCCTTGCCTGTTCTTCTGTCGTTATGTCGTGCATATTCCACATCTGCACTAGGACTTCCCTTTACCAAAGAGCCTAGTAGCACTGCGTACACCAAAGCTGGCAGCAACGATAACACCAAGACTGTACTGATACCACTCAGGCATTGCGTTGAGTTGTGCGAATCCATTGGAGACTACTTCTTCCATCCCCGGAATAAACGCCATAACGAGAGGAATAGAGAACAAAACGGTAAGCCACTCATCTTTCCACGAAGACTGACTTCCTTTAGCCATTTCCAAATCCCAGTCAATTTCACCAGTAGCTTTTCTTTCCATGACTGTAGCTTCTGCTTTAGCCCTTGCCACTTTGGTTGCAGCTTCTGCTTTAGTCTTTTCAACTTTTCCATCTAACCATGTCCCTGCTAAATTAGCAATAGGTCCAATTAATAAATTAAGCATTAGCCTCTCCGAAACTTTGCTGTCTTCTTTGCAATACTTTTAGGCTGTGCTACAAACTGCTTACCTGCAGCTTTACCTTTTCTCTTAGCCTTAGTTGTAGCAGAGTACTCTGCACTTGTCAAGGACTTTATTGCTTTTGCAGGTAAATATCTTTCTCCTGTCTTAGCAGAAGGCTTACCTGACTTAGTACGCCAGTCTTGATTAGTCCAGTTCTTTAAACTCTGCTGTGGTTTTTTCATTGTAGTTTTTTCCTAATTGACTTTAGTGTTTCTTTTAATGTAGGCTCATCTTTTTCACGGGGGTTATATACACATTGATATTGTCGTGGACAAAACTCACTAATAGTTATAGTTTCTATAGTATTGTTTGCGCCTCTATACGTACAGATATACTCTGTGTATGGATTTTGTTTTACTTTAATTCTTTCATAGTCAACAAGTCTACATGTAGTCCATTTTATCTCGTCTGCCCTAGCTTGCTTAGACATAAGGAATGAAACAAAACCGTAAAGAAGTGCAGCAGATAAACCTACCATTATAATCCAAGCCACTATCTCTACAAACTTTTGTCGGCGTTCTCTCTGCTTATACAGTGTTTCTTGTCTTTGCTTACGAATATTTGCTTCCGTCTGAATTAAATCTTGCCATGCTGCTCTTCCTAGCGTAAACTCAATCCATGTTTTAAGTTCATCTCTTTGGTTTTGTGCTTTACGTTTATTGGCAAATGCTTCTATTGCTTCTTGTTCAACAGACTTACCATTAAACAGCTTCTTAAATATGGGTGGATTCTTAGCTTCTTTGGCTGCTTGGTCTAAATCTGATAACGCACCCATCCAGCGTCCAATGTCAGACATCATTGACTCTACGTCACGTCCGACTTGAAAACCTTTTTTGATTGTGCCAAAGGCTGCAGATGCGGTAGCCATTGCGGTAATTGGGTCCATCTATGCAGCTTCCTGTTTTGGTTCTTGTGCTGATACTCCCATCCACTTAGACCACTCAGCGTAGTAGTGACGCATACCCACCTCATCGTGGATTGTGCCATTTTCATGTCGTCCGTGCAGGATGTTACGTGGTTCTGTGCCTGTACGCATGGTTGTGCCTTGACCAGCTACACCAATCAAGTCTTCGTGTAGGTTACGTCCAAACGGTCCCCAGATAGAGTTGTGATGTTCAATACGTGTGGCTCTATCTTCTGGACTGTCACTCTTCAAGCCATAGCCACGAAACTCAATCATTACTTTGTTTGGTCCTAGCGGGGTTACGCTGTCGCTACGGTAGGCACTGCCACGCAAGTTAAAGTTAAAGCCGGGGAATAGGTCAACCATGTACCACTGATTAGGTGGCAAGTTAGGGAATGACAGTTCGCCTCTATCTTCAAAGCCTTCATATTCTTCATAGTTCACTGTAAAGCTGCTAACGTTTACGTGTCCGTTGTTGAACGGTATGTTCTTACGTGCAAAGTAGGCATCGTTAAATCCGGTTACACGATTGTGGTAGTGCATAAAGTCGTGGTAGAACTCAGAGTTTGTGTCGTGCCATAGCTTGTAGTTGGTATCAATCACTGCCTTGTGATAGTGAAACACTTCTAGTTCTTCAGCATCAATAGCACCAGCAATACAATCAAAAGCACCGCCTGTCCATTCTTCTACACTCTGGGTAGGATTGGGGTCAAGTGTTACCCAGACCATACCGCCATGCTTAACTTCGCAGTGCAGTGGAAAACCAGTTGTAAGAACGTGCATATTACCAGATAGTTTATGTACTCCAGTATCTCTTTTTGCTACCACATCCCAACCAGCATTCCATGCAATTACATGGACCCCAGCAATTTCTGTGGTTCTGAAGTCTCCTTCGTTACGCATCTCGCTAATGTGACACATTGGCACCCACACTTTAGCGAATATATTTTCTATCTCTTGTTCGTACAGGTCTTGGTCAGAATAGATAAGCGAGTTGATGTGTTCGATGTTTGGCGTCTTAGTCCACTGTTTATGATTTCTAGGGGGCATTAATAAAGTTTTACATCCTCTGGGTTTACATATCTGGGTACACAGTACGCAGTTACTCTGTCTTTGGGGTCTATGTATTGTAGGTATTCATAGTTACCATATCGTTTAGTTACGCGAGAGGCAAAGTAATTACATTCGTTTATATCACGAAAGTACATATCTGCACTCTCTAGTTTACGTGCATCCCCAGTTCCCAAGTAAACGAGAAGCAGGAATACGTGTGCGGTCACGACTTATACCCACCCCCAGCAGACTTGTATGCTTTAGCAAGCATCTGTGCCTTACGTGCAGACCACTGACCGGGGCCACCACCTTTGCTACCAGCTTTAATACGATTAAACTGTTGCTTTCTCATTCCGGGCTTAGTGTAGTTGCCAGCTTCATTAACTCTCGACTTGCTCTGTGGCGCACCGCCTTTCGCAAGGCCAACCTTTCTAATCGGTTTCTTTTTCGCTGCAACCGATGTGGCTTTCTTTTTAACTGCTGGTTTTTTAGGGACACGTGCCATTCCTATCTCCTATCGGGCTGGGTCAAAAAATTCTTCAGCAGAAGTAGTGACCACTAGCTTACTAGCTGTACCTGCTGTGCATTTAATAATGTCACCTGCATGTAGGTACAGTGGTCTGTCCACAGTAAATATAGACTCATATGAACCACCTGCAATATTGTGAGCAGTCAACAAGTCATACTCTGCGTTATCATCTGCATGAAAAAGGTGTAGGCTCAAAGTTATATTACCTGTGTGGTTATTACTTACAAACAAGTTTTCTAAATGGGAAGAGAAGTTTGCAGGTACAGTGTACACAGTAGTTTTGTTGGTAGTACCCAACGCCACTACTTCAGTACGAAACTTTGAACCTGTTGCTAGTACTGGCATTACTTCTTCTTCTTAGCCATGCCACCGCGCATCATCTTCTTCTTTGATGCTGCTTTCATCATACCACCACCACGCATACGCTTTGGTGATGTTTTAGCTGCCATACCGCCTCGCATCATCTTCTTTGATGCCATTTTAGTTTTGCCCTTCATTTCTTAATCTCCGTCTGTCTGTTACTAATGATTGGAATACATCTACAGGGAAGTGTAGGTAGTACCCACTCTTTTCTAAACTCAATGCTGCATCATCCAGCACTGACAGTCTCTGCACAAATACCATGCAGTATTCTAAAGATTCATCTACAACATCATCTGCAACTAGAAAGTCCAGACCTGCCTTATCAGCATCGTAGTCTGGATGAAACACCATCAGGTGCATATCCATACCTGCAATAGACATCAATTCATTCATGCCATCACAGAGACCATCTAGGTACTCCATGTCTGGCAATTCTTCACTAGCCCATACAACAATGTCATAGTCATGCTTATCAAAGTCACGTACAGAATGTATTAAACCTTCTATGCCTGTATTGATGCTGAAGGTAACTTTATCATCTGCCCATGCCTGTTTAGCGTAGGGACATGGTGGTAAGCCATTTAGTTTCTCACTAGGTAGTTCAAGAAACTCATGGGACCACTTACGTATGTCAGAGGCTATCCTATGCACGTCTGTTCCGTTTACCAGCCGTAGCAGTACGTGGAAAAGACCTATTCTGTGAAGCCCTTTGCAGAGTAAGATTGCCCCTACGATTGTCACGAGGATTGCCATTCTTGTGTGCTATATCCTTACCAGCCGTATTTACACCAGACTTCTTGACTATCTTACGTGCAGCATTACGACCAGCACGGTTAGCCTTCTGCACAGGCTTAGAGTGGTAGTTAGCATACTCTTTCTTGTAGTTACGCTTCTTAGTAGGGGCCATTACTTACCTGTAATTTTATTAAAGGCTTCTAGTCCTTTAGGGCCACTAGCTTTGAGTGCCTTTAGTCCATCACTGACCATGCCACCTGCTGCATACATATGCTCTTTACCATTAGCCATACCGCCACGCATCATACCTTTTTTCTTAGGCTTTTTCATTTTACCCATGCCAACACTAATGGCAATTACTGGTACTTCTTTTTTCATGTCACCACCCTTATTTAATTCACGTATCATTTTCTTAGCATCTTTAACTTCTTGTACTGTATGCTCAGATTTATTTTCAAGAATTGTTCTGGCCTCTGTTACGGTCATTTCTTTGTACTCTTCTTCAAGTTGCCCTGTGTGCCACGTGCTGCAGCCTTTGCCGCTGCACTACCTGTACCACCATATTTAGCCATTAGTCTTTTACGGGCTGCTGCATTACTAGGGAAGATGTTACCCTTTGGACCAAACCCTGTATTCTTACTGGCTGATATATTTGTACGTTTTATTGGTGCAGTGTCCTTTGCTTTATCTGGTGTTGAACCAGCAGCCTTGGGCTTACTCTTACGTGTAAGCATCTTAGCAGCAATTTCTTTATCTGTACGTGTTGTAGGTTTTCTTTTGCTAGATTTTTTTACTGTAGCTACTGGTTTTCTTTTAGATTTATCTGGGCCTGTCTGACCTACGCCGACTACAGACTTACGAGGGCTTTTAGTCTCTGCCTTTGCTTCATCTTTTTTACGAGTAGCACGATCTACTGCTGCTGCACCACCAAGAACTGTTGCTGTACCTGCTGCAATTTTAGTTAGGGTACTTACTTTAGGTTTAGGTGTACGTGAAGCTGACTTCTTTTTTACTGCAGCAGATAGCTGTTTATTTGTTTTAACCTTATTTTCTGTTTTAGGTCTAGGCTTATTGCCTTCTGTAACTCGTACTCTTGGTTTTCCTTCTTTTGCTTTAGATTTAGTAGCTGTTTGTTGTGTAGCAGAAGGTTTTGTTTTAGGAGATAGTCTTGACACAGCTACGTCATCTGCAGACTTTACTTTAGTAACACGTGTGCCTTTAGCTTGTTTTAGCTTCTTAGCAGCGTTAATAGCCTTACGTGCTTCTGCCATAGCCCTAGCACCCTTGATACCCTTATATACAAGTTTACCACCTGCACCAATAACACCACCAGTAAGACCTAGTTCTGCCATAGTTGCAATAATCTTAGCTGCAGCCTTATCACCTTTAGCAAAGGGGTCTCTAACACCTGAATCCTTTGCAATCTGTTCTCTCATTCCTTCTGTAAGTGCCATTGGTTAATCCTTTACCATTTAACTTTATGTGACCAGTACTTCGCTGACAGCTTGCTGGTCGGCTTGCCCTGTGCATTGTGACGTGCATAGTAGGACTTCTTACGTGCTTTATCTTTAGCAGACTTAGGATTCTTCCCAGCACCAGATACGCCTTGCTGTCCAAAGCGAATAAACTTGTACGTATCACCTTCCTTCGCCATCACACAGTGTGACTTAGTTTTATGATTAGGAGTACGTTTAGGAACATTAACTTTCGTTAATCCTTCCTCTTTCATCTTAGTCTTTACTCTTTCAGGCATACTCATGTCGGTGTTCCTTTGGGTTGGCATCTAAACCTAAAGCTATGCGGTATAGCAGGTAATAGAGTTACTGAGTCTGCTATCATCTCCTCAACACGTAGGACGCACTCTTCCCTAGTCTTGTAAGGACCACGAGTATCGTCAGCCTCTATACAAGCATTAGGGTTTATTAAAGTACAAGCTAGTATCGTAGCATAAAACATCTATTCGTTTCTCTCTGTCCATCCCTCTGCCCTCATTGCA